GAGCACCGTGTCGTAGAAGCGCTTGGACCGTTCGATGTCATTCGATCCGATCATGGTGTGAAAAAGCACAGACACTCTCCTGAAGGCTGATCGACTTCCGATCGCTATTAGCAGTTTCACCTAACCGGCACGTAACCCGCAGTCACCCCGGCCCATTGAATATCCGCTATTGGGCGAAAGCAGACATTCAGCGCGGCGCGACGTGGGCGAGGATCGCGTCGATGACGCGGTCGCGATCGGCGTCGGTGAGGCCGAGGAGGATGCGTCGGGCGTAGCGGACCTTGGCCTGGCCGGGGCCGGGTGCATCCGATCCGCCCTCCTGGTGGACTCCAGCGATGCGGGCGGCGCGGCCGGCGAAGCCGATCCACGCCTCGTCGGCGGTGGCGCCGGCCTTGAGGTTGCGGGCGAGGCGCAGCTTGCGGAACATCTTCTGGGCGCGGAGGCGGCCCTTGCCGGGGCGCTGGGGCTTGGGACGGCGGGGGGCGAAGGCGGTGCCGTCTGGCTCCCGCTGGGCGGCGATGCTGGCCCCCTGCCCCCGCCTCACCTCGGGCGCGATCGTGCGGAGCAGGCGCGCGCGCTCGGGCGGTGCGGTGCGCACCAGGAGGTCGCGGACGAGCTGCTCGATCGGGGCGAAGTCGTCGCTCATGGCCGCGGCAACTCGGCGACGATCTCGGCCACCTCGCCCGGCGCCGCGGCGAGGCCCTGCCATAGGCGGGTGCCTGCGGGAACGTCATCAAAGGCGTCGGACAGATCCGGCTCGGGCAGGTGGGTGACCTTGAGCCCGTTGGCGCGCCGCTCGACCCGCACCAGCTCGGTCAGCGCGACGGTGAGGGTCAGCGTGTAGGTGTCACCGTCGAGCAGCTCGGCCTCGAGCGCGAGCGGCTTGCGCTCGCCGGCGGCGAACAGCTCGGGCTGGTTGACCGCGATCCAGGCAAGGGTCGGCACGACGAGGTCGTCGGGGCTGCCGGCAAACTCCTCGACCCAGACGGTGGCGGTGTAGCGATACTCGAACGACAGCGAGCCCGGCCGCGCGCGTACGTCGCCCTTGTCGATGAAGATCTCGAGCCGCTCGGGGTTGGCCTTGAGCTGCTTTACCGAGGCGAGCAGGTGCCGCTTCAGATCCTCGAGCTTCTTCACGGCGTGGGGCTCGGTGCCGGGGCAGGACAGGTGCCGGGCTGGATCCAGTTGACCAGCCGGCGCAGTCGTCCGGCATTGACGCCGAGGGCCTTGCCGATGCGGATCGCCGCGGCGCGGGTGGCGGTGGACAGCTCGCCGACCTGGTCGAGCGGGAAGCCCTCGGGGGTGTCGGGGCAGCGCAGCAGCTCGGCGGGAGGCGGGTCCTTCACCTTGACGACGACGGGCACCTCGCGGGCGGGGCCGGGCACCTCAACGAGCCGGGGCGCGCAGCCCGGCAAGGTCGTTGAAAGCAAGCCACCAATCACGATCCAGGCGATTGCGGCGTTCGGCTTCGGCATCGGCTTGCTCCATTCGTTCGGTGGCGGTGACGAGCGCGTCGGCCGCATCGCGGGCGGCGCGGGCGTCGATCGCGGCCTTGCCCTCGCGTTCCTGCATCGCGGCGGCGAGCGCCTGGGCGGACTGGCGTTCGGTGTCGTCGCGAAAGGCGACGAGGCCGGCGACCTTTTGGCGGCAGCGGATCCCGCGCGCGACGGTGACCGACTTGCCGTCGACCAGCGCGATCGAGGCGGCGAGCGGCTCGCCGGCCGCGGCGCAGATCACGTCGGCCTGGGCGAGCAGCCGGTCGCGGTCGGCGCGCGTTTCGGCATATTGGACGTAGAGCCAGGCGCCGATCGCAGCGACGACGACGAGGGTGAGCCATTGGCGCGAGGCGCGGATCGCGCGGCCAGCGGCGAGGATCCACGCGATCATGCCAGCCCCCGCACGCATTCGGCCATCTCGCGTTCGCGACGGAGCGTGAGGCCGCGCACCACCGCCCCGCCAGCGCGGTTCCACCGCGCGAACGCGGCGCAGCCCTCGCGCCAGCGACCCACGCGGAACAGCTTGGCAGCGGTCGACTTGCAGAAGCCACCCACGCCGATGTTGTACGCGAGCAGCACCGCGGCGGTGACCTGATGGGTGCGACCGTAAAGCTGGGGCACGCATGCGATGACACCCTCGGCATGGACGACCAGCTCGCGCTCGAGCAGCGCGGTGCACTGCGCGTCGGTGTAGCGCTGCCCGATCCGGATGCCCTTGGTGATGCCGTCACAGGCGGTGGGCACCTTCACGATGTCGAGATAGGCGGACAGGTAGCGCGGCCCCGAGACGTGGCGGATCGTGGCGGCACCATCGGCGGTGACGGTCGCCTCGACCTTGCGGCCGCTCTCCTCATGCGGGGTCATGGTGAAGAGCGCGCCGGCCGCGACGATCGAGCCAACGACCGCGGCGAGGGTGCCGTGGCGCGGCTTTACGGGCGCGGCGGGCGCGCGGGCGGGTTCGGTCACTTGCCTTCCTTTCGGCCGGGGAGAAGAGCGAGGATGCGGTCGCGCAGGAAGGCGGGCAGCGAGCCGATGACCTCCGCCGCGCCCGCGATGAAGCGCGGCGCCGACTTGAAGGCGATCATGCCGACCGAGAACGACACGCCCTGCATGACGAAGGGATCGAGCGGCCACAGCGCGTCGAGCGTGCGGGTGGTGAAGTAGCTGACGATCACGCCCACCGCGAGCTGGGTGAACTTCTCCGCCCAGGTCAGGCCCTTCTCATAGGCGACGGCGACCGACGCGCCGAGCCCGGCCGGGGTGAGCCCGCCGGCGAAGGTGACCGCGGCATCCCATAGCTGCGTCCAGAATTGGGGAGTGTGCTTGTCCATGCCGGTCAGCTCCAGAGGTTGACGACGTCGGTACGGACGGCGGTGGCGGGGGCGGCGATGGCGGGCAGCGCGACGAGCTGGCCGGTCGGCAGGATCGGGCCGATCGCGGCGAGGCCGGGATTGGCGGCGAGCACCGTGTCGAGATCCGCGGGGCCGAGGCCGCGCGTGCGCCAGATCAGCGCGTCGAGCGTCTCGCCCTGGGCGGCGCGCACCATGTCGGTAGCGACAGGCATCAGATCAGCTCGACGGTGGTGCGGGTGACGTCGAGCATGTCGCGAATCGCATGGAGCGAGTCGCGGCGCAGCTCGCCGACGCTCGGCTCGAGATCCTCGGCCTTGCGCTGGCCGGCGCCGGTGATGTCGATGTCGCGGTAGCGCTCGACCACCTCCGCCTTGGCGGCGGTGAAGACCGCCCGACGATAGAGCAGGATCAGGCAGCTCTGGCCGTCGATGGTGTCGGCGGAGACGTCGGCGAGCTTGGCGTGGCCAATGGCGCGCTGCCCGGCCGACCAGGCGCGGAGGTCGCGGCCGACCGTAAGGATGGCGGCGATCAACGTATCGCGCGCACGCGCCGGGGTGACGGCCTCGCGGATGCGCAGCTGCTCGCGAAAGCTCGCCGGATCGACGTCGGGGAAGAAGCCGTCGTTGACGATCGGCGCCGAGGCGGGATCCGCGGCGGCATCATCGTCGGAGAGGATGTTGGCGATGATCGAGGTCATGGGCGAAGCTGCTCGATCAGCACGCACGCGGAGCCGGTGAACAGCGCCAGACCGCCCAGGCTCGCGGCGACGCCGATAACGCGCTCGATGGGCGCGACGATCGCGAGCACCGCGCCGGCCAGCGCCGACCAGGCGCCGACGCCGAGCGCCGCCACCAGGGCGATCATAAAGGCGAGGTCAGCGAGCATCGGGTCGGTCTCCGGGCGCGGCGCCCTACGGGGGTGAGAACCGGGTCGAGGAGCGGCCCTTCGACCCGAAGGTCTCCCGCCTCGCGCGATCCGCCCCCGAGCGCCGGGGGCGAGCTGGTCAGCCGCGCGGCGTGCGCGGCGTTTCGGGGATGAGGTGCTCGTGATGGCGCTTCGACCGAAGATAGCTGGCGAGCGTCAGCGCGAAGTTGGCGACGATGAGGACGAGCAGCGCGACGGCGAGGAAGGTCGATAGGATCATGTTACGGCTCCTGGTTGGTGGCGTCGTTCCCGGCCTTCGCGGCACATGGCGGCTCCGCACCGTCCGCGTTCACGACTGACATCGCAGGCCGGGCCTCGCTCCCGCCGACGCTAGTCATGAGCTGGCTTTCGGTGGGAGCGTCTGGGGTCGCGGGCGAGGGCAGCGCGGCGCGCGCCTTCTCGAGCCCGCGGATGGCGGTCTTGACGCCGATGCGTGGGTCGAGCCCCTGGGCGGCGGTGTAGCGGGCGAGCGCGCCCTCGATCATCGGGCGAGCGGCATCGGGCGTGGCACCACCGGCCCGGTCGGTCAGCTCGCGGCCGATCGCCTTCAAGAGCTTGGCGCGGGGCTGGTCGTGCATGTCGATGCCGTCGGTCAGCGCCTCGACCTGTTCGAGCACGTCAAGCGGGAAGCTCTCGTTGGAGTTCTGGGCGCGGAGCGCGGCCTCGGCGATCTCCTCGAGCACCAGCGTCGCCGCGTCGCGCTCGTATCGGGACGGCATCGCGACGTTGAAGCGTATCACCACCGCGGCGAGCGCGAGCGCGCCCTCATAGTCACCGATATCGATGCACCAGACCATGACGGTCGGCAGCACTTCGTCGGCGCCGGTGGGCGCCAGTTCGCGGCCGGTCGCCGTCGCGGCGGCATCGAGGATGCCGCGGACCCACGCGCGGTATTCGGGCAGCATCTCGCGCTTGGCGGCGATCTTGTGCGCGACCGATTTGATCTCCTTCAGCCGGCGGAGATCGTGGGTCATGCGCAGCTTGATGGTCGCGGCGGCATGGTTGGCGGGGGTCGTCCGCGCTGTCGCGAACGGCGTGGTGCCGATCGCGACGGGATGGGTGAGCCCGCCCCCGGATGCAGGAGCAGACGCCGCTTTGGCGGCCAGGATGCGATCCTGGTGACGACGAGCAAGGCTCATGGCGTGTCCTGTGGGGAGCGGGCTACGGCGGGGGGCGGGCCGGCGCTTACGCGGCCGGCTTTTTGCCCATGACGATGTTCTCGACGAGCGCGGCCTTGCCGAGATCCTCGACGACGAACGCCTGGTTGACGCTCTCGTAATTCTCGACCTGGTCGCGCTTCGCGTTGTCGACGATCGTGCGGCGCTCGGTGCCGATCTGCTCGTAGATCGACAGGTTGGCGAGCGTCGTGATTAGCAGCGCGTTCTTCGGGAACTTGGGAACGCGAACGGTGGTCAGGCCGCCCAGCTTCTTCGAGCCATGCAGAACGTCGCGCGCGATCTGCTCGGTCGCGGTATCGCCGGCCTTGTTGACGATGGCGAAATACTTGTCGTGGACGAGCTCGCGCCCGACGATGACAACCAGGTCGGTGTCCTCGCGGTAGTTCTCGTGAAGCAGTTCGATGGCGTCATAGACCAGTGCGTCGATGTTGACGTAATCGACCTCCTCGCCGACTTCGCCCGCGCCGACGTAGATCTTGCCGGGCGTGGTGACGACGCCCGCGCCGTTGCGGATTGCCGGGGTCAGCTCGCCCTCGGCGAGGACGCGGTCGGGCGCGTCCTCGCGGATGTGCTGCAACCAGCCCTTGTTGACGTCCTGGAGGAGCGGGAACTCGACCGGGTCGGTCTCGACGGCGACATGCGTGCCGTTGAACCCGATCGTGATGATGTCGATCGCCTTGGCGTTGACGATCGCATCGCGGAGAAGCGTCTGGAAGTTGGGCTGGTGCGCCCAACTGTCGAGCGCCTCGTACCGCACCAGCGTGTCGAAGTCGGTCTTTTCGCAGCGGTACCGCGTTTCCTCGAGGTCGCCGGGAAAGCGCGGCTGGCGATCGTGGATGCGGGTGTCGGTGCGGCTCGCGATCGTGCCCTTCACGCCGACGCCGACCTTGTCGCCCTCCTGCGCCACCACCGGGATGATGTTGACCAGGCCGAGGAACTCGCTGGTCAGCTTCAGCTTGCCGCGCAGCGTCTGCGCGACGGCCGGCGCGACGGTGAACTTGCGCGCGGGATCGGTGATGCCGTTCAGTTTTCCGACCTGGGCGGTGTAGGCGTCGTACTTGGTCTGGGTGATCGTGAGCATGGCGGGCGGTCCTTGGAACTTCAGCGATCGGGGCTCGCTGGCGGCTGGGCGGTGTGGCGGGCGGTGGCGGGTCAGCAGTCGGTAAGATCACCGCCGGCGCCGGTGCCGCCCGGCGAGGGCGCACGGGAGAAGCCGGGAGCTTCGGTGTTCGCGAGCTGGGTCTTGAGCGCGGCATAGTCGCCCTTGATCGTGCCCAGCTCGGCCGTGATCGGCGCGACCGCGGCGGTGATTGCCTCGCCTACCGCCTTGCCCATGTCGGCCGAGAAGGCGGCGACGTCGAAGTTGTCGTTGGCCGGCTTCTTCGGCTCATCCTTAGGCGGGGTGGGCGCCTGCGGACTGAACTTGGCGGACAGCGCGGAGAACAGCCGGTCGACGAGACCGTCGACCTTTTCGGGCGCGGCCTCGAAGCCGAGCGCGACACCCTCGGTGCCGGGCACGACGAGCGAGCCGTGGACGGCCGCGGCACGCGAGAACTGGAGCTTCTGGGTCGCGATCGAGGCGGGATTGTCGGTGAAGGCCAGGCCGAGAAGGCCGACCTTCTTGGTGCCGGCATAGTCGCCGGTCAGCTCGACCGACGGAAACGGCTTCTGGCCCGACTTGGCGAGCGTGACGAGGCTGTCGAGCGCGTCGACCTGGGCGTAGAGCGCGCGGCGCTGCTCTTCCTTGCCCGCGATCGTGATGGTGTCGGTCTGCGCTTTGACCGCGACGACGTCGCCGTAGCGGTTGAAGGGAGGCTCGGGCGAGAAGCCGGACAGGTGCTCGATGTTGACGCCGGGCGTGTAGCTTTCGAGGCTGAAGGTCTCGACCGCCTGGTCGATCATCTCGGCGGTGACGACGCGACCGTCGCTGATCGTCTGGCCTTCGACGAAGGCGCGGAAGAAGCTGCTCTTGGTGCCCATGGCGGCGTGACCCTCGGTTCGGTTGTGCCCGGCAGGGGCGTTTTGACCGGGGCAACAGGCGCCGAAGGGGTGCGCGATCTCAAGGCGGCGCTCTTGTAGAAAGGCTTTCTACAAGAGCGGGGCGGCGCGGGCGGCGGGGGCACGCGGCAAGGTCCACGGCGTGACCACCCTTCCCGCCATCCTCGCGGATCCGCGCACGCTGCCCGTCGAGGAGCGGTGGCGCGAAGCGCGCTCGCTCTATTGGCGGCGGTGGTCGCTGCCGCAGATCGCGGACGAACTCGACGTAAAATACGACACGGTGAAGTCGTGGTGCCGGCGCCAGCGCTGGGACGACGCGCCGTCGATCGCGCGGCTCGAGGATTGTCTCGAGGCGCGGTTGATGGGGCTGATCGCGAAGGATCGGAAGACCAGCGCCGACTATACCGAGCTCGACGCGCTGCGTCGGCAGGTCGAGGGGCTCGCCCGCGTGCGCCGCTACGAACAGCCGGGCGGGCACGAGGGCGACCTGAACGACAAGGTCGGCAACCGCAACGCCGGCGAGCGCAAGAAGAAGGCGAAGCCCAACCACTTTACCGCCGAACAGGCGCAGCAACTGCGCGATCTGTTCGAGGACAAGCTCTACGGATACCAGAAGGTGTGGTGGGAGAACCTCTCCCGCCGCACCCGCATGATCCTCAAGAGCCGGCAGATCGGCGCGACCTACTATTTCGCGTTCGAGGCGCTGCTCGACGCGATCGAGAGCGGGCGCAACCAGATCTTCCTGTCGGCGTCGAAGGCGCAGGCGCACCAGTTCCGCGCCTATATCGTCGGGTTCGCGAAGCTGGTCGGCGTCGACCTCAAGGGCGACCCGATGCTGATCACGTCGGAGATGCGCCCGGCGGAGGAGGCCGCGGCCGAGCTGCACTTCCTCGGCACCAACTTCCGCACCGCGCAGGGTCGCTCAGGCAATTTCTATTTCGACGAGTTCTTCTGGGTCCACGGGTTTGAGGAGCTGAACAAGGTTGCCAGCGGCATGGCGACGCACAAGCGTTGGCGGAAAACCTATTTCTCGACGCCGTCGACGATCGCGCACTTGGCCCACCCATACTGGACCGGCGAGCGACGCAACCGGCGCCGGAAGAAGGAAGACAGGGTCGAGATCGATGTCAGCCATGCCGCGCTCAAGCAAGGGGGGTTGTGCGAGGACAGCATCTGGCGCCAGATCGTGACGCTCGACGACGCGATCGAGAGCGGGTTCGACCTGGTCGACCGCGAGGAGCTGGCCGACGAGTTCCCGGCCGACGAGTTCGCCAACCTATTCGGGTGCGAGTTCGTCGACGACAGCCTGTCGGCGTTCAAGTTCAACGACCTGGTCGCGCTCGGTTGCGACAGCCTGGTCGAATGGACCGACTTCGACGCCGAAGGACAGCGGCCATATGGCGAGCGCGGCGTTTGGGCCGGGTACGATCCGCAGAACAGCGAGACGGGCGACAATGCCTCGCTGGTGATCATCGCCCCTCCCTTCGTCCAGGGTGGCAAGTTCCGGATCCTCGAGC